GCTTTACAGAAAGCAAGGAGGCCGTGCAATGAACCAGCAACCGGAAGATAAAATCAGCGTTGTCCTTGAATTCACCCGCACAGGATTTTTAAAGGCCGTCTTGCTGAATGCACCGGATGACGAACGTCAGATCATCCTGCAGCGGTCCCTTGACCGATTATTCAAGCCTCAACATTTCAGCTGGCTTCGGAGGTTGTTTAGATGACTTTCATCCCGAACCGTAAATTCAAAAGAGACTATGACCGGATTTACAAAAAGGACCCGGTAGCCGCGAATGTTTTTCTTCTGATGTGCGAGCTTGCCGACGAAAAGGGCCAGGTCTCTTTCACCGAACCCGCTGAAGTCGAAATCCAACGCCTCTTAATGGCTCGTTTCGACGATCTGAGAGCCTATCAGCTGCCGGGAGGGTTGAAGGGATGAATAGAGGCTACTTCAAGACGTGGCGCAAAATAACGGAATCGGCTGTTTTTCAGAATGAAGGCCTCTTGAAGGTTTTCATTTGGTGCCTGGCAAAAGCAGCTTACAAAGAAACATATCTGTCTGTTCGGACAGGCCGGGGCGTATCGGAAGTGAAGATCATGCCTGGATCATTCATCTTTGGGCGTCATTCAGCATCACGAGAGCTTCACATGTCACCATCAACAGCGTGGAAGCGAATATTGAAATTGAAAAAACTCGAAATTTTGAACATCGAAAGTAACAGCCATTACTCGTTAATTACCATAATAAATTGGATTATTTACCAAGCAGACATGGAAAAAGGTAACAGCGAAAGTGACAGGCAAGTGACAGGCAAGGAACACAAAGAAGAAAGTAAAGAAGGTAAAGAAAGAAGAACCCCTGCGGATTTTTCTGAAATTCCATCACTGGAAGAAAGATATTCGGACAGAAATTTAATCATCCAGTGCTTCGAGAAAATATCTTCCACCAGAAAAACGAATCGCATTTCCGACAGCGTGAAACTTTCCATCCTTCACCAGTGGGAAAAGTATCCGGCGGATCAGGTCATGGCCGGAATCCGGATTTATCTTGAAAAAGATTATGCAGCACAGGGGAAAAACGAAAAGTATCTTCTGGGAATCATCCGGGGAAACTCACAGCAGGCAGCGGCCAATATTCCCGGCGACAAGGTGATGAAGAAAACAGGCAGCATGCTTGACCAAATATATCAGGAACAGGGGTTCACTTTAATATGACGGCTATCGAATACATTCAGCGCAAGGGCATTGCCTATAAGATTCAGTCCGGTCAGGCCGTCATGAACTGTTTCTTTTGCGGAGACACAAAAGGCCACCTGTATATGAGCCGGGAAGACGGCGCCTTCTTTTGCCATAAGTGCAACGAACGCGGAAACCTTATCACAATTCAAAAACACTTCGGAGATTATCAGAAGCCCATGAACAGACCGCAGCAGAAGCCGCAGGATGCCGTCAGAGAGGCGTTTAAAGACAAGGGCAAGGCATACCCTACCCTTGAAGATAAAAAAGCAACAGAAGCGAATTTGAGCCTATTGAACGACAAAGCCGCTGTAAAGTATGTGACCGAAGAACGAGGGCTGAAGATTGAAACCGTTAAAGCCTTCAAGATTGGTTTGGATATCGACAAGGACGGCAGCCGGTGGTTGACGGTCCCGCACTATGAAAAAGGAAAGCTCGTCAATATCAAATTCAGATCGCTACCACCGGCAGAAAAGACTTTCCGGCGTGTGAAGGATTGCCGGTCTATCCTGTTCAATTCTGATTGCATCTTGAAAAGTAAAAGCATGGTTTACCTTTGCGAAGCAGAACTTGACGCGCTCACGCTATGGGACCGAGGGGAAAAGAATGTTATCGCCAGCACCACCGGCGCAGGCTCTTTTGATCCGGCATGGATTGACCAACTGGAAGACGTTAAAAAAATCATCATCGTCTATGACCCGGACGAACCGGGCCAAAAGGGAGCGCGTGAAGCGGCCAGGCGTTTAGGATATGACCGCTGTTTTAATGTCATCTTGCCTGAAGGCAAAGACCTTAATGAATACTTCACGGCAGGCAATACGATTGCTGATTTTATCTCTTACGTTTCCGAACATGCTCACCGATTCGACGTCGCCGGGGTTATGTCCTTTGACGACGGTTTGAAAAAATACCGTGATGAATGCCAGAACCCGGAACAGGCAACCGGATTAAGAACAGGCTGGCCGTCATTGGATAAGATCATCAAGACCGGATTCATGCCGGGGGAACTGATTGTTTTATCAGCGCCGCCGAAGATCGGGAAAAGCACCCTTGCCTTGCAGATCGTTTCACATAATGCCCTTCAGGATATACCCGCGCTTTTTTTCTGCCTGGAAATGAGGCCGATGAAGGTCATTCAGAAAATCGCACAGTCTTATGTCAAATCGGAAGAAATCGGCATGATGGAAATCGAACGGACACGATCAGCATTCAATGGCAAACCTCTTTACCTGGGCTTTTGTTATCAAAGGCCCACGATTGAGGGGGTCATTGAAACCCTGAAAGAAGCGATCCGCCGCTATGGTTTAAAACTTGTAGTATTCGACCACCTTCATTTTCTTTGCCGGACCCTTGTCAACCAGGTCCAGGAAGTAGGCCAGGCGGTTCAATCGTTTAAGTTTCTGGCCGAAGAACTTGAGGTTCCTATCATCCTCATTGCACAACCGAGAAAGATTCAGGCCGACAGCATTATGACGGCAATGGACTTGAAGGACAGCTCTTCAATTTATTCGGACTGTGACCACCTGATTTTAATGCACCGGGCGCGGAAGGTCACGAAGGCCAAAGATATGCAAGAAGGCGCTGCACTTCAGACGGAAGCCTTTGATCCGATGACGCTGATCCGTGTTGAGGCGAGCCGCTACAATCCCGGCGGCGAAACGGTTCTTTATTATCATGGGGCGTATTCCCGATTTGACGAGGTGACACGATGACAAAAATCAGAATCAATGACGTTGAATTTGACGGCAGTCACATCATTATCCACAAGCCCACCGGCGCAATCTATGACTTTGAAATCGGGCGCTGCGAAACGTCGGAAGATGCTTTCCGCTGGTTATGCCACCTCTCAGACAAGAACTGGTTCACGCCACAAATGGCCTATGACCTTGTAAAGGTTATCAGGAAGGCAACCACGATCAATGAATATTGCCGGAAGGCAACAAAATAACGCCACGCGGGCGATAAGCGCAATCAAATTAAAATTGGAGGTAACACAATGGAAGAACAGAATAGTTTTGACAGAGACGAGGTTGTTTCATCGATTACGGACAACATGGATCATGAAGACGTTCAGGCTTACCTTGACCGCGATCATGACCGCCACAACGAAGTAGTCGCGGAAGTGACGGAGCTTGTCGAGCAAGTCTTCGCGGAGAAAAAAACTGAACCCGGATTCCTTACACTGGCAGAGACAGAGCTTCGACAATCCATGTATGACGACCCACGGAGCGTCCGCCAGCAACTTGAGGAGTTACTGGACAACAAAACCGACTGGGGCAAGGCGTATTTTGACAGCGGACATCCCCGGCATAGAGAAGCCGTCAAACGGGCGGAAATCCTTTTTTCGGCCAAGTACGACGACGCGCCGCGAAAAGACCCCGATTCGCGTTTCCCTGTTCGATTCAAGACGGCTCAGAATGACACACAGACGGGCGGTTTTCCGCACGAATATGAATAAGGAGGCTTAGGTATGAAAGAAATTGAAAAGTTGTTTACTGAAAAACTGAAACCGGCGATCCGTCCGGCTCTCGACGCGCGAGATGAGATCGAAAGCCAGTTGAAAAAAAACGCAGTGGACCATCGAAACTTTACCAAACTCAACGCGACTGCCGAAGATGAAATCAAGAAACTTGAGGAGGCCCTTGACTCTCGCATCGTTTCCGGCAAAAACGCGGACGACATCGTCAACAAGATTGCAGGCAAAAAAGCCGAGCTGGGCGCGTTTCAACGGCATCTAGCCAAGTTGGACGAAACCAGCGCAGAGTTATCGACGCAGTTACAAGCCGCAAACAGGAGGCTTTCTGATGCTCTGGGCATGGCTATTGATTCACTGAGGAACGATGTTCAGGCACTTATTGAAAACGCTCTAAACCAGGTTCTTGAAATCTGTATCGCGTTTGAACTTGCCGGGCATGCAGAGGAAGAAGCCCTGGGCGTTGAACTTGCGAAACAAAGAGACCTGGCTGTTTACCGCTTTCCCGATGCGAACATCTTCAATGCTCTTGAGGCGTATCTTGGCCCTTATGGGGAAGACGTGTCAGCGGTCCAAAGGCGTGAAGTCATAGCAGACCACCGGCGAAGACAGGCCGAAGCAAAAGGGGAACAAACATGATCAAACCCGATGAAAAAATTGACGCGGAGGGTTGGCGTTATTTCAAACCGGACCGGCCCATAGATAGCGCAGAATGGCCGGAGGGCTCCACCCGATGGCGACCACTTCCGGCAGGTGGAACGGAAACAGAAATCTTTAAACGTGGGGCATGGCGAAATCCACGTCATGAGGCAATTTAACCGGTATGGGGCGGGCACGTCCCGCCCTTACTTAACTGTTTAGTCAAAAACTAAACTTTTTTATCAGAGGTTTACTTGTGGCAGACGGGAAAATATCAAAAGTCAAATTATCTCAAATGCTTCGACAAGGGAAAAGCGTCACCGATTGCGCTAAACATTTCGGTGTTTCCAAGGGCCGCATAAGCCAGATACGGAAAGAACTGAATATCAATGTTGTGCGGTCCGTCGCGCTTGAGGATGCTCACAGGGTTGTCACTAAAAATCTTGATGCCGTCGCACAGCTTCAGAAGATCAATAACACGGCAAATGATTTGCTTCAGACGGCGATTGATGCGGAAGATCATGACACGGCGCTTCGGGCAATGACGGAAATCAGGAATCAACTCAAATTACAGCTCGAAATATTCTCTATGCTTTATGACGTGCGGGCTGTTCAGGCTTTCCAGACAGAAGTTTTAGAAGCCATTGCGGAGGTGTCAACGGATGTTCGAGACAGGATCATTAACGGACTTAAAGCAAAGTCAGCTTTACGAGCAACTCTTTCAATCACTGGATAAGCGCTTTGCTTTAGGAACGGACTTCACCCGCTACCAGGCCGACCCCGTGGGCTTTGGAGAGGAAATCTTGAAAGAGGCTTTCACCGATGACGTGAAGGCGCTCATGAGTTCCGTGCGGGATTATCCAATCACCATAGCGAAGTCAGCCAACGCCACCGGGAAGACACATGGCGCGGCGCGTGTTGCCGTCTGGTTTTACAAAGTCTTCCCGGAAAGTCAGGTTTATACGGCAGCGGCGCCACCGGAAGCGAATTTGCGAAAACTGCTTTGGGGTGAAATCGGTTCCGTTCTGGAAAAGCATCCGGCCGTATTTCAACAGGATACCGTCAGCAACCTTCAGATTTCACGCTCAGCGCGTTCTTTTATCTCCGGCGTGACAATCCCTTCAACAGGATCGGAAAGCCAGCGAGAGGCGAAATTCTCCGGGAAGCATGCGCCTTATTTGCTTTTCATCATCGACGAAGGCGACGCGGTCCCGGATGAAGTCTATCGCGGCATTGAATCCTGTATGTCCGGAGGCCATGCCCGGCTTTTGGTCATGTTCAATCCGCGTCATCAATCCGGAGAGGTTCACCGCATGGAAAGGGACGGACGCGCAAACGTCGTGCATCTATCCGCTTTCAGTCATCCGAATGTTACGACCGGAGAAGATGTTATTCCGGGCGCTGTCACAAGAGAAACCACCGTCAGGCGTCTTAACCAATGGTGCAGACCACTAGCCGAAGGAGAAGCACAGACAGCGAGAACCTGTTTTGAACTCCCCTCTTTTCTGATCGGGGCCACGGCACGAAGTCAAAGCGGCGAACTCTATCCGCCATTAAAGGCCGGACATTACAAGATCAGCGATCCTGCTTTCAGCTATATGGTTTTAGGCCAGTATCCGGCACAAGGCAGTCAGCAGCTTATTTCTCAGGCATGGATTACAAGGGCAAGAAACCGATGGGACGCCTATGTCTCGCAGTATGGGGAAGCTCCACGGCCGGGAGAAACCGCGACCGGAGGCCTGGACGTTGGCGAGTACGGGACGGACTCGAGCGTCCTTTGTTTCCGTTATCCGGGCTTTGTGGAACGGCTCATTTCATGGGGCGGCATGGATACGATGCAGACGGCAGACCGCGCGGCACGGGAGACCAGGCCCCGAAGTGTGTCCGTCGTTAACATCGATGCAACCGGCGTGGGCTCCGGCGTCGCACCCGCCATGCAGCGGCAAGGCTGCCTTGCCAATCCTGTCAAAGTGGCTTCATCACCGACACAAACGACCGACCAGGGAGAGTTTAAAATATTAAGGGATCAACTTTGGTGGGCTTGCCGGGAATGGCTTCGGATGGACCCGGAAGCTACCCTGCCGCCGGATGAAGAACTGATCGAAGAACTTCTGACCCCGACGTATGAGATTGACAAGGGCAAGATCCGCGTCATGAGCAAATCAACAATGAGAGAACTTTTGAGGCGTTCACCAGATCGGGCGGACGCGCTTTGTTTAACCTTCCAGGCGGGCGGATTCTTTGCCGGGCTGGATTTATCCTAGAGAGGTCAAAAATGATTTTACTTGAAAAAAGAATCGGACGGACAAGGGATTCGGTAATCTGGATTGATGCGGTCAATGACCGGGTTTATCGGCGCGTTGTCGCCGGAATGCAATGGCCGGGACCAAGACCGGGCTTCGCGGTCATTGTGGGCGAAGAAGACAACGAAGACCCGTTTCTTCATGAAAACCATATCCACGTTATAAACGAAGCAGACGGTGTAAACATCCCCGGCAGGGACGCTCTCGGATTCATGAGGCGATTATCTGAATTGCGCGGGCTTTATGGGAT